AGAGGGAAAAAAATTAAAGAAAAAAACTTTATATAATATAACCAATGAAGATTTAAAAATATTTAAAAGTTTTCCTTATACTATTGGATCTGATTATTTTAGAAATTTATTACAACCAACACAAGCCAATAAACTGCATATTGATATAATGGGAAACTTGATTAATGTAGGAGATGTTTATTATTTAATTGATGATTATGGAGTTGATTATACCCATAAAACAAAAATATCAGAATCCTCCTTATCAATGTTTAAGTATTTTTTAAAAAAATTCAAAATTTATGAATCTTTAATTACCGAAGGAAGTAAAGATGGAACCAAGCCACGAACCTTGTCCGATGTGCGGAGTATCGGATGAAGATGAACGAATTGCCGATGTAAACGAACTTGCAGATCAAGCTATAAACAATTTAAAGTTTTTAAATTTAGGATTTACGCTTGGTCATTTTATGACAGATTTAGAAAGATCTGTGTATTTTCATCATCAAATCAGGAAATGCAAGTTCAAAGAAATATCTAAATTATTAAATAAATCTGAAGCCACTTTAAAAATGGCGTGGAAACGCTGTAAACTTCGTGGAGATAAGGCTTTAGAGGATTCTATATTATAAAAAGTTTACTTTTTCCCTTATATATAGAGGGGCATTTATGCCTTACTCGTGAATAAATAATATGATTAAGCACGAAAGACAGAAAAAATAATGCCTTTACACGATGTAAAATGCTCCAAATGTGTGCACACAGAGGAGATCTTTTATCAACCAGGAGACAAACCTTCTAATTATGAATGCAATAAATGTGGAAAAGTTCAAAAATTCAAACCTTTATTAGGTTCTCCGATTATTAAAATGGCTGGTGAAAGACCTGTTGAAAGAGAGTTAGAGAAATCTGCAGCTGATGGTTTATTTTAATGCCTAAAGATCCTATATTAAAAAGAATAGGTGTTTCTGATTATAACAAACCAAAAAGAACACCAAAGCATAAAACTAAAAGTCACGTTGTAGTTGCTAAAGAAGGAAATAAAATAAAGACTATTAGATTTGGTCAGCAAGGAGTTCGTGGAGCTGGTAAAAGACCAAAGACTAAATCAGAGAGAGCAAGGAAAAAAGCTTTTAAAGCACGACACGCTAAGAATATAGCTAAAGGAAAAATGTCTGCAGCTTATTGGTCAAATTTGGTCAAGAAGCGAAGCAACGAAAAAGATTAAAGAGACTTGCTACAAAAAAGATAGCACAGTATAAAGCCTTGAAAAGGCGAGAACGTAAGGAGAAACGAAATGAAGTATTTTAAAAGAAAAGATGGCTCTGTATTTGGTAAAGAGAATCCTTCTAAAGAACAAGTAGAAGCTTATAAAAAAGATGGATCTAAAGCTTGTGATTCAGAAGGTAAGCCAATGAAAGCTACTAAAAAAAAGGATAAGTAAATGCCAAAAGGAAAAGGGACTTACGGAAAAAAAGTTGGAAGGCCTAAAAAGAAGAAGATGGGAAAGAAAAAGAAGTAGTGGCGAAGTGGAAGGGAGACATAAGCAAACCAAAAAATATTGCTTTAAATTGTGAATTAGTAGGATTAAAAAATCTGAAGGTTACTCATAACTGGCGATTGGAATTTGATGTATATGAAGTTGAACAAGAAAAAGTTAAAGAATTAATAGATCTAATTCAAAAACCAGTTGCAATGGGGATTGTTCCTTTAGAGGAATAAAATAACATAGTAATAACATGCCTTTTGAAAAAGGAAATAAGATTGGTAATAGATTCAAGCCTGGTGAAGTTAATAATCCTAATGGAAGAAGGAACGCAGCCAGAGACATTTTAAATAAGATCTTAGATACTGAAGTTGATGAAAGAACTAAGCGAGAAAGATTATTAGATAAATTAGTTAATATGGCTAATCACGGAAATTTAAATGCTATAAAAGAGGTTTTAGATCGGACTGAAGGTAAATCAACGGAGTATATTGTTACTGAAGAAGTTAATCCTATAAGAATTTTAGATTTTGGAGATGATGTCTTAGATGAAAAATAAGGTGCTTATAAGCTCCTTATAAGCTTATAAAGATAAAGATAAATTTAAATCTAAAGATAAATAGTAAGAAAAAGAAAAAAATGAATGGAACTGAGATTAACAAAAGAGAGAAAAGAAATTCTGAGTCATCCAGCCAGGTTCAAAGTAATCACGGCAGGGCGAAGATTCGGAAAGTCGGTGCTGGGATTAATGTTTCTTTTAAAGGGGGAAATGTTGCAGGGCGAAAATCGTTGGTACATAAGTCCAACCTACAGAAACGGGCGTCTTACAGTCTGGCCAATGTTGAAGCAAATTATCAGGTCGATGGGAGACAATCAATGGAAGATCAACGAGACGGATTTGAGTTGTACTCGATCAGGTGCCACAATTGCGATTAAAGGATCAGATGCAGCAGACTCATTGCGAGGTGCAGAACTTTCAAGATGTGTTCTTGATGAATACGCTTATCAGAAAGCAGGAGTATTTGAAGAAGTGATTTAT